GAGCGCATCACTGAGGCCATATCGGACATCACCCTGGTGATGGAGGCCAAGGACTACCTGAAACTGGAGCCGACCCGCTTCATCGACGTCCAGGTGCAGCTGAGCAAGGAGGAGCAGGCCCGCTACAAGGAGATGGCCGACACCGCCATGATCGAGGTGCTTAACGAGGTAGGCGAGGCGACCTTGATCGAGGCGGATACTGCCGCCACCTTGACCGGTAAGCTGCTGCAGATGGCCTCCGGGTTCATCTACGAGACCAAGCGGGTGTTCGCCGACGAGACCGAGGAAAAGGTCAAGGTGGTCAGGACCCCCCACATCCTGCACAACCACAAGCTGGACGCCCTGGACTGCATCCTGGACGACATGAAGGAGCAGGGTGAGCGGGTAGTGGTGGTCTACCACTTCAAGCCGTCGCTCGAGCGCCTGATGAAGCGATACAAGCACGGCAAGGTCATGGACAAAGAGGGCCGGCTGGTATCGGACTGGAATGCCGGTAAGATTGACCTGTTATTCATTCACGCGCAGAGTGCGGGGCACGGGCTGAACATGCAGAAGGGCGGCCGGGTGATGGTGTTCTTCGACCTCCCCTGGTCCCTCGACCTCTACCTGCAGGTGATAGGGCGCCTGGCGAGACAGGGCCAATTGTATCAGGTTCTGGTGTACCATCTGATGGCCAAAGGGACGGATGACCATCGAGTGGTAGAGCGGCTACGCGAGAAGCGCGATACCCAGGACTGGCTATTCGACCGCCTCAAGAAGCTGGCGGCCAAGCGGAAGCGCGAGATGTTGAAGCGCATCGCAGCCCTGGCAGATGGGGATGACGATGAAATCTAGGAGACGACATGGCGAAAGAGAATACCGCGAGCGGGGAACGGGCCCGCCGTGCTAACCAGCAGGATGCAGCCAGCAATGCGATGATCTTTGACGGCTGCACCCAATCCCAACTCTGCACGATATTCAAGATGGACAGGCGGACCATGTCCGCCAAACTGGTCACGGGCAACGTCAAACCGGCGGGTGTCCGGGCCGGTTTCCCGATCTACTACATCCACGAAGTAGCCCCCCACGTAGTCAAACCACTCTACGACATCGAGACATACATCTCCCGGATGCACCATAACGACCTGCCGCCGCTGCTGAGCAAGGAGTTTTGGAACGGCAAGAAGGCCAAGCAGGACTACGAGCTGCGCGCAGGCGACTTGTGGCCTACCGAGCAGGTCCAGGAGACGGTATCCGCCGCATTCAAGGATATTCGGATGTCGATCCTCTTATTCCGGGATGGCCTCACCCGTGACACGGTGCTGACCGACGAGCAGGATGCCAAGCTGCAGGCGATGATCGACGGGCTGCTCAACGATATGGCCAACAACCTGGTCAAGATGTTCCAGCGACGGGAGGACGAGCATGGCCAAGAAGCCCTCGACGACGACGAGGAAATATAACAGCCTCAAGGACTTGTTCCTGGAGCTCATTGACGCGATTCGCCCGCCTGATCGGATGTCGGTGTCGGCAGCCGCTGAGCAGAAGCGGTATGTGTACCAGCCCGGCAGCTTTATCGGCTGGTGGGATAACACGGTCACGCCCTACATGATGGAGCCCATGGACACCCTGGCGAGCCGTCAGATCAGCCAGATGGCCTTTGTCGGACCGGCGCAGAGCGGCAAGACCGATGCGATCATCATCAACGGCATCGTTTACACGGTCTGCGTGGACCCCATGGATGCCATGCTGTTCTGCCCGACTAAGACCGCCGCGCGCGACTTCTCGATCCGCCGGGTTGACCGTCTGCACCGGTACTCCACCAAGGTGGGCGCGGCCCAGATCACCCGCTCCGATGCGGACAACATCTTCGACAAGCACTACAAGGCCGGCAACATCCTCACGCTGACCTACCCGTCTGTAACCGAGCTGGCCGGCCGTCCGGTACCCCGGATATTCATGACCGACTACGACCGGATGCCTGACGACATCGGCGGCGACGGCTCCGGCTTTGACCTGGCATACAAGCGGACCACGACTTTCGGCTCGTTCGCCATGTGTGTGGCCGAGTCCTCGCCGTCCCGCCCAGTGATGGATCCGAAGTGGATTGCCAGCAGCCCACATGAGGCGCCGCCCTGCACTGGGATCCTGGGCCTCTACAACCGGGGCGATAAGCGGCGCTGGCAGTGGCCCTGCCTGCACTGCTGGGAGTGGTTCGAGGGGACATTCGAGCTGCTGCGCTGGGACAAGAAAGAGAGCAACCTGGATAGCGCCAGGACCGTTCGGATGGCATGCCCGCACTGCGGGTCAGAGATCATGCCGGACGACCGGAAAGAGATGCAGCAGTGGGGGATCTGGGTGCCCGATGGGATGCACGTAGACTCCGATGGCCGGCTGCAGGGGCGCGCGCCCACAACCAAATTCCGGTCGTACTGGCTGCGCGGTACCGCGGCGGCCTTCGTCAGCTGGATGGACCTGGTCAACATCTACCTGGACGCTTGCGACGAGTTCGAGCGAACCGGCAGTGAGGAAGCCCTCAAGAAGTTCCGAAATAACGACATGGGCGAGCCGTACACGCCGAAGTCGATGGAGTCGATACGGACGCCGGAGGGGCTGATGGCCCGGGTCGTCCATGCCGAGCGGGGAGTTGTGCCGGAGGATGTCCGGGTGCTGCTGGCCACCGTCGACGTCCAGAAATACCAGTTCGTGGTCCAGGTGACAGGCCTGCGCCCAGGGTACCCGGTTGACCTGGTGCCGATCGACTATTTCACCTTGCGTAAGAGCCGCGCCACCGACCTGGACGGGGACCCGTTGCCGGTCAGCCCTGCCTCCCGCCAGGAGGACTGGGACCTGATCAAGGAGAAGGTCATGGATCTCCAGTATCCCCTGGGGGATGGCTCCGGCCGTACCATGGGCATATTCTTCACCGGTTGCGACTCAGGCGGTCGAGCGGGCGTGACGGACCGTGCCTACCAGTTCTACCGCAAGCTGCACCGGGAGGGGAATGCGGCCCGATTCCGCTTGATCAAGGGTGCCAGTAACCCTAGCCACCCGCGCACCAGGACCAGCTACCCGGACAACTCCGGCAAGTCCAATGCGAGCCTGCATGCTGCCCGTGGCGATATACCGCTGCTGATGATCAACACCAACGAGCTCAAGGACTCACTCTCCAACCGCTTGGACTCGGTATCCCCTGGAGCGGGCATGGTCCACCTGGGATCCTGGCTGCCACGCGCGTGGTTCGCCGAGATGTGCGCGGAGATCCGCACCGCGAAGGGCTGGGAGAACCCGAAACAGCTCCGAAACGAGGCGTTTGACTTGACGAACTACGCCCAGGCCCTCTCGATCGACCCGAATATCCTGGGCATAGAGGCCGTCAACTGGGACGGGAATTTGCCGCCCTGGCTCGAGGAATGGGACAAAAACGTCATGGTCAGTATTCCAATAGAGGCCGATGGCGGGGATACTGTCATGCAAAGACCGATCCCTGAGAAGATTGATTTCAGCAAATACGCGGAGCAGATAGCATGAGCACCTGTGACATCGAAGCCTTAAAGAAGTACCTAAAAGACGCCCAGGATGCCTACAACGACCTGTTAACGGGTAAACTGGTCCGCGAATTTACCGACCAAAACGGGGAGCGGGTGACGTACACTGCCGCGCGCAAAGGCGATTTGCTCAATTACATCGTCGAGCTGCAGGGCAAGATCAACGGGACCATCCCGTGCGACGTCCGCACCTCTGAGCCGCTGAGGTTTACATTCTGATGGACCAATTCCAATTAAGCCTGGCACCAGGCAAAAACGAAGACTACGCGATGGGCGGCGGCCTCGAAGGGGCCAGCCGTATGTCCCGTGAGTTGCTGAGCTGGCAGCCGCGCATCATCTCGCCGGCGGACATGATCTCCCAGGATAAGGAGCTGGCCGACCTGCGAGCGGCTGACGCCATGAACAACCAGGGGATGGTCCGCGGTGCCGTGGAGACCCACAAGGACTCCATCGTCGGCAGCCAGTACCGGCTCAACGCCCGCCCGAATCTGCGCGCCCTGGGCCGCAAAGAGGACGATGTCTGGAGCAACGAGTTCCAGGAGGCGATCGAGGGTCGTTTCAACCTGCTCGGCGCCTCGACCGAGTGCTGGTTTGACGCATCGCGCATCAACTCGTTTACCGGCTTGATTCGGATGACGATCGCCCAGGCATTCGGTCATGGAGAGGCCCTGGGGACGGCAGAGTGGATGCCCGCCCAGGGGCGCCCGTTCCAGACCGCCATCCAGATGATCCACCCGCTGCGACTCAGCAACCCCTTCAATACGGCCGATACCGCCACGCTCAAGTCGGGCCAGGAGATCGACAAGTACGGGGCTACCCAGTTTTACTGGATCCGAGGCTGCCACCCTGGCGATTCGACCCAGCTCCTGGAAAACTGGGACTGGAAGAAGGTCGCCGCTCGCAAGCCGTGGGGCCGTCGTCAGGTGCTGCACGTCTTCGACCAGGAGACCCCGGGCCAACCGCGCGGCATCTCCAGCATCGTGGCCGCGCTGAAAGACATGCACATGTCCAAGCGGTTCCGCGAAGTCACCCTGCAGAATGCGGTGATCAATGCCTCCTACGCCGCCGCCATCGAGAGCGAGCTACCCAAGGAGATGGTTTTCCAGCAAATGGGCGGGATGAACCAGGTGGCCGGCTTCACCTCGCTGATGGATACCTACATGCAGATGATCTCCACCTTCATGGGTGGGGCCAAAAACGTCCGCATTGACGGGTCCACCATTCCGGTGCTGATGCCGGGTACCAAGCTGAATCTGACCCCTATCGGGACACCAGGCGGCGTCGGTACCGAGTTCGAGGTGTCCATGCTGCGCCACATTGCGGCGACCCTGGGGCTGAGCTACGAGGAGTTTTCCCGCGACTGGACCAAGACCAACTATTCCAGCGCCCGGGCCGGCATGAGCCAGACCGAAAAACACATGAAGGCCCGCAAGAAGACGTTCGCCGACCGGATGGCCAGCATGATTTACCGTCTCTGGCTGGAGGAGGAAGTCGACAAGGGCTCGGTCCCAATGCCGGCAGGCATGAACCGCCGCACCTGGTACGATGACCCCACCGTGCAGGAGGCCCTATCAGCAGCAACCTGGATTGGCTCCGGCCGTGGCCAGATTGACGAGCTGAAAGAGACCCAGGCAGCAGCCCTGCGGGTAGGCAAAAACTTCTCCACAGATGAAGCCGAAGCGGCCAAGCTGGGCGAAGACTGGCGCGAGATCTACGCCCAGCGCGCCCGGGAGGAGAAGGAGAAACAGCGCCTCGGGCTGCCGAACCTCATTGACGACCTGGAGGCCCAGCGCGCAGGTGTGCAGGCTGCCAACGACGCCAAGAAGCAAGCCAAGGCGGACG